CTCACGCCGCCGTTGATGTTCATCGTCGTGGCGTGGTACGTCAACGGCCACGCGCCTGAGGGTAGCAGGATCATCTGCTGCCCAGTGCTCATTGTCAGGCTGGTGGATGTCGTGGTGCCCGTAATGACGACCGTGTTGCCTGTGGCTGTAGTCAGGTTGACAGCCGTAGCCGAGGCGATGCTCGCACCAGCAGACAGGGTTGTATTACCTGTGACCACAAGGGCCCCGCCAACAGATGTATCCCCTGTGACCACAAGGGCCCCGCCAACAGATGTAGCCCCTGTAACCCCAAAGGTTCCGCCAACTGCTAGATTACCAACTACCTGATTTGATAACTCAAAAATATCCGTGCCATTATTCACAAGCCCCACTTTTTTACCCGCAGGAACAGCTACACCCGTCTGCCCTGAAACCAGCACGGTGATGGCAAAGCCACCTGTGGTGTTGTTGTAGATGAAGTACAACTTCTTCTTAGCGGGAACAATCAGTTGCCGCCCCGCAGTCAACGCCCCGGTACACTCAATAAACGCATTGCGGGCAACACCAGTCGCGCCGTTAGGGATGGTAATGGTCTGGTTAGTATCGGCCATCGCCTGAGTGGCATACCCACTGATAGCCTGCTCAATCAGCGTCCCTAGATTGGTGTTGGTAGCACTCCCCCAAGTACCCACTTGCTCCCCCGTGGTTATTAGTTCTAGGGCTAAATTTGGGCTGTAAGATGAGGCCATAATGATTTCCTAAGTTGTACTGATAACTACCCAAGTGCTTGTTTGGCTATTGTCCACTGCGCTCCAAGCACCCATTTGACTACTGTCCACCACACCCCAAGCACTCACCTGACTGGTATCTATTTTGTTCCATAGAAGGGTCAGTATTATTGAGAACGCATCCGCCCCTGTAGCACCTTCACTAATTGCTAAACCAAAGACTATTGCCGCCGCTTCTGCGTCTGTTCCTGTAACTGACTCCGCTACCGCCCTGCTGTACGCCGAATACCCCCAAGCGGGTTGCCCCCACCCACCAGAACTCCAGCCAGAGACATCAGCCACAACTTACCCAGCCAGACTAAACGTATATGTGACATTCATAATATCCCCGTCCACCACCACTCTATCCCCCGGGGACGAGAAGTCAACCGCTGAAAACAACGTACCCGTCGTACCACCCTTAGCACTGCCACTTGTCAGGAAGCCCCCACCCACTGTGGAGCTCCCATTACTACTAAAAGACACCGCGACAGAATTAGTTGCCACCGAAGGATTATCTGTAGTCGCTGTGACAAACGTAATCGCCCCGCGAGTAGCATTACTATACGCCACTAGTTCTGTCCACCCCGCATGGCTTAGCATCGTGTCCCCAGCGGCGGGGGTATTGCTCGCCCCTGCGCCGTACAACCCGACGTACCAAGTAGTGATCTGAGCAACGCCAGTCAACGCTGTTCCAGCCATATAGGCCAGCCCCGCGTTAACAACCAAGTTTTTGTTCTCAGCCACCCACTTGAGGTTACCCAAAGAATCAAAACATTCTAGTTTGAACCGCCCAATAGCCAGTGCGCTATCTTTGGTCATGTCAACTTCCTATACGGACAATAGCCGTTGCGCTAGTCGCAGGGGGGAACGTTATGGTAAAAGTTGTGGTTGAAATTTTATCTGAACCAAAATCAAGAACAAACAACGTTTTGAACGTGCCGCTGTTCTGGTAAACCAACGCACCCCGTGCAGTAATCGCGGAAGCCCAAGATATTGGGTTAAACGAAAAATATGATGTAGTACCGGAGCCCCCAACGGTTGGGGCGGTGGATACCGTCAACATGCCCCCACCCGCCGTGTAACCAGAGGCGACTACTTCCCCTGTAGTTGTGTAAACAGCGGTATCCGCATTAAGCGTGGCCGCGTTCGTGTACAGGGCAACGTAGATATCTGTAGAAGAAGTGGTCAACGCGAACGCGCCACTAGGTAACCCAATCTTGAGGGCGTTGGTAGCGTAGTTACCAGTGAAAGCCATTTAGGCAACCGCCTGACGGTACTGCCCACTACGATACGCATCTTGGCGCTCCATACCATCTCCGAGGCGCTTAGCCAGCATCAACGCTTCTTTATACCTCCCGTTGTACACCTCCATCATATCCGCTTCTCCCTTCACATACGTGTACGCCTCCACCAAACAGCCATACAGCAACACAGTATCAAAATTGTCCCCAAGCCACGTTGTACCCGCAGTAACAATGGACTCCGGGTAGTAGTAATAGTGCATCTCCACCGTGTAGATAGCGTCAGGAGTTGGTCCGAGAATCAACGATAACTCCGTAGTAGGAACCGCAGGCGTGGCGCTGGTCGTTGTGGGGCCAAACAACGCGTAGTACGCGGGAACCCCGGTATCTGTCGGGGTGGGATACGCCTCACGGATGAAGTTCACATCCTTATTTAGTAAGTACGCATAAGAGCCATCTGTGTTTATGACCGCCAGTGAGTAGAGCGCCAGAAAGTTGCTAGGGGTTGAGAGGTATTTGTTGGACGCCACAGTAGCCCCGGTGACGTTGCTACGCAATGACGGAAATTGAATCGTGTTGTATATACGCTGCTCTGCCTGTTTAACGATGATAGGCAAATCAGCGACAAACGTAGACTCTACGTTCTCTATGTAATTTTCAATCGTCGAAATGAGTGTAGCGTAATTCATACCTTAGACCATAGGCCCTCTAGCCATCTTACCTTTTGCCTGCTTCTTGCCCATCCTGACCTCCTAAACGATTGTTATGGCTACTACGCCAATTGAAACCACAAGCGCCAACCTATTGGGGGTTACCCCACCATCTCTAGCACCCCCCACAGGGGACCAACCCCATTCAATGATCCTGCTACCCCCCTCTGCATACCCCTCTGCCAACTGGACCGTTGACCCTGTATTTAGCACCTGCAATCCACTTCGTCCTGAAACTTGGTAGCTTGTGTCCGGTCTCGGGTTCCGCACAGCTTGTGGATCATTCACCGGGTACATCCCTAGTTGCAGTTGTGGTTGATCTTCCTCCCAACACTCTGGGCATACCATGACATTAGTGTTCTTTGTCTTGATTGTCAGTTTCTTTAGTTGTGTGAGTTTATACCTGAAACCACAACGATCACATTCTGCTATTGCATGTTTCCCTGACGCAAATTGGCTAGGCATAGAACGTATTCCGTGGGATAAACCGAACGGATGCCTTTTCTCTGTCCTCGTCAGCGGCTAATTGGAACTGTTGTTCGTAGTCTGATTTTAGCGCCGCGATGCGTAGTGGGTCTACCCCATCCAATTTCATCGACAGCGCACTAGCCAGCCCCGCAACCATTGCGGGAATAAACCTAAAGGGGATATCTTGGGCATTCACACCATTCCCCGCGTCTTGCATCCTACGCAGCCGCCAATAGATAAACGTGTAGTCTCCACCCGCGTTCGGGGTGGGCCAGACGTTGATACTTGGGGGGCGGGTAATAACCACACTAGCTGCGGTCAGGTGTGTCGCTGCTGTGGTGTTAGCCTGCCCCCGGAAACAGTTTTGAAGCACATCACCCACTATCGTCTGGTAGGCAATAACCTCAGAATCAACCTTGATAAACCCAACCGTGGGCAGGTAAGCGGCGGATGCCACCGGGATTGTCGTCGCTGTGGCAGTAAGCGCCCCATTCAGAGTGGTTGTCACCGTGGCATCAGTAGCCCCCGTCTGTCTATTGATCCATACTTGGATTGGCCTACCGTTTGCATTCTTATTAGGAATTGTGGAGTAGGTAGACTCTGAGATACGGCTGATGCTTATGTCAGTCTGGTTGGTGCCAGTTCCGTTGTTGGTACGGACTGCATGGTCTAGTAGGTCTATTGTGTCTATAGGAAGCGCATAGAGACTCTGGCTGGTCACCATCGGAATCTGACCTTGGTCAATCGTCCACAGATTCAGCCCACGGTTGGCCCACTCAATAGTCAGCAGGTTCAAAGAACGCCGCGCTGTCCTCATGTCGTAACCCGAGCGCAATTCTTTCCCACAACGCTCAAATGATTCTTCTATGAGGTTTGTGAGGTCGAGATTAAAAGCTACTGTGTTTGATGTAGTAGGCACTACTTTCTCCGTTTAACCTTGTTGGGGGTGGTAGCCCCCATTCCACGGGATACGCGTGTTAGCACATCTTACAGCGGGTCTTCCCACGAGACTCAATACCCCCACCCTTGGCGAAACCTTTGACCGCGCCGCCAGAAGCCATTTTGGCAATGGTGCCTTTGGTCTTGCCGCGTGACTCAATACCACCACCTTTGGCAAACTTCTTATCCGCTTTTTTAGCCATCATTTTCTGAATAAACTCAGGGGGCGTGCCACTCTTTTTCATACCAGACTCCTTATTTTCACGGGCGGCCATAAATTTGGGAGCCCCTTTGGCTTGCATAAATGACATTTCTTTCTTGCCTGCTGTTTTCACTTTACCTCCCGTTTTATATCCCCCCATGGCGCGAGCTTTCTGCATATCAGACAACTTATCCCACCCCCGGGGGGTACCCTCCCCAGACCTTC